AAGATTTAATATAATAATGTTGTTTGAATTTTCTTTAGGCAGCCACATGGCTTTAAGTGTATATCCTTCTACAGGTTGGGTATATTTGACAAAAAAACGAGGTGTTTCAATTTCAAAACATTTAAATTCGTTTGGGAATTGTGTATTCTTTATTGGCGCACTACATGTTGCTAAAATAATTAATGGAAGCAGAAAGAATAAATTATTTTTCATTTGTATCAATATTATATAGAACTAATGATGCATGATAATTCAACAAGCACGTTTCCTAAATATTTCTCAGAAATATCTTCTGAATTATATTCCTCTGTTTCTTTTATCCATGCTTGGTGTGCTGTAATCCATTTATTGATTCTGGAAGAAAGTTCAGATATGTCTTTCTTTGTTGTCTTTAATTGTTCTGCATAATCGTTTCCGTTTTCTTCTTCATATATGCTTTCCTTTAATTTTATCAGGAAACAATTTACAGGTAATTCTTTAACGCATTCCACATAGATACCTTGATTATCCCAAGTTTCAAAGTCATTTTTCAGTATGCTTTTATCTCTTCTATATAAAGTTATATGTGATTCCAATATCTTAAGCATCCCAGCAGATGAAGTAGAACTGGCGCAAGAACCACCCCAATATTTTAAGTAAGTGCAACCTGTATAGGCTTTTGATAGTAATTCTTCTAATTCATACCATGCCGTAATTTCATCCTTCAACAATTTTTTTTGTTGTTCTGTCTTACATATATCCAACAGTTGAGCATATTCATTAAATTGTTGGAAAACCAAGTGAGAATATTCTACTCCATTTCTTACATTCATTCCCATTGTAGAATCATCCGAATCTAGTTTCCATAATTTACGACTTGCTTCAATCACAGTATCAGCTTTAGCATATTGTGATATACTATCTGTTCCTAGCTTATTTGCATTATAATATTTACACAACTTCTTACGGTATTCATTCATCCATTTTAAATCTTTCTTAAAAGTAAGAGAAGATAAAGAATCAGTATGAACATATTTATAAAGAGGACTTATCAGTTCAACAAGTTCTCGGTTAGCTTTTAAGATTGTGTCAGCTGTCCAGAATTCAAGGCTTTCAACATCAGCGCATTCTTCTTCCATCATTAACTCTGCAATCTGTTTGAACACAGTTCCAGCCATTAGTCCACCACTTGCAGGTTTATCTTTCTTGTTGATTGACACAATTACACTGTATTGAGGATTATCGGCGGGGAAATAACCACAGAACTCTACTGCATATTCACCATTTGGAAGTTGTATTGTTCCTGTTGCTCCAGCTATTTTTACTTCATCAGACATGGCAGGTTTAGCCAATCCATCCGTTACTGTATATTCCAGTGCCCGCTTAATATTATTAACAGCTGCTTTATCACCAATTGTACCTTGTGCTATGGCATTATAAAAAGTCAGATTCTGTAAAGGAGTAGTGAATACCCCATATCCCAAAGGATTATAGATAAGACTGGTATCTTTCACTTGATAGCCATATCTTGCAAGTACTTTCGAAAAAGTTTGTGCATCCTTGAATGTATGTTGGGTTGTTTTGTAATTGGCAATATTTGAAGAAACTCCAAACCCTTGTTGTATGGTAATCTTCCCATATCCTCCCTTGTACCAATTATGGTCGAGTAGGGTATCTTTACCTATAGTTAAAATGCCATTGCCTACGTCTATAGTATCGAAAAGTTGGACAACCTTTGTCTCCAATGCAGCCAACAGTGAAGCGGTACGTATCAAGCCAGATTCTTGTGGCTTTTGTTCTGTACCAGCAGAAGCTTTTATTTCTCCTGTCTGTACTTCCATTACAATGACTTGTCCAGCTGTTGCGTTAAGCTCGGACAGTCTGTTTTGTAGAATGGAATCTACTTTTATTTGTAGGGTGCTATCGACTGTTGAAACAGAATTTGTACTATTATTTTTAATGTTGCAAGATGCAAACGATATAATTATTGATATAAGAATAAGAATTTTCTTCATAAATTTATGATAGTGTTAAAATATAATTTCAGAGCGAAGGTTGAATATTGAATTTAGTTCTTTTTCAAGATATGGCATTTCTAAAATATATGGTTTGTCATAGCTTGGATGGAATATCCCTAATCTCAATTTTGAAACTTTGATATTATAATTTCTTTCCAATATAAATTTGTATAAACTTAATTGTAAAGCATAATGATAATAAGGCGAGTTGTCTAAATTCTCTAGTGGATAAATTCCTTTTTCTCCATATTTATTGTTTTTTATTGGAAGTCCGTTTGCAATAACTTTATCACTACGTTTCCAGTCATAAATAGAAAATTCTCCATTTTGATAATCTACAAAATCAATAGTTCCTGCTATTTTATGATCCCAATCATACACAGACCATTCCGTACGGTATGGAGATAATTTAAAATTATTTGTAAATGTTTTGAACAACATAAAAGTTTCATCATTAGGAGAGTCAATACCTTTGAAATAGTTTTCTATTTTTTGATGCATTATAGTACCTAAATCTCGACTTTCTTTTCCTTTTTGTTCCCACATTTCTATTACTTCTTGCATGGAAATGCCCAGTTTCCCAGCTTTCTGTTTTGCATGAACTTTTACATCAAATTTCGGAAAAGCATTATTAACAAATGTTGTTACAGATTCTAAGTGGATTCCATTTACTATGTAAGTATGATCAGATGCATGGAAAGATATATTAGAATCAAGAGGATGAGTATTCCTTTGATTAAATCTGAATTTTTCTTTACGTGCTTCTTCTTCTTGTTTTTCAAGTTCAAGTTTTTTCTTTTCTTCTAATTTAATGTTTTCTATCCATAATTGTATTAGGTGTGAGTAAGATATATTTATATTATTCGTTCCATTTGAAAATAAATATCTGTAATGTAAATTGAAATTAGGCGCAATAGATTCATCTTTATCTATTTTTCTCATTTTATCTGGCATTTTTATCCAACATATATAATATGCCCTAATATTACAATTATTAATGTAATATATTATTTCTTTTTGGTTGTTATAGACAAAATTCCACAGAGAGGTTTCTTTCAATAATTTTGTTATTCCACTGTCAAAATGTTCTTTTGTTGTATCTATTTGTCTTCTTATTCTATTGATAATATTATCATACTCTTGGATTTTTTGGTTTTGTTCATTTTTCCATTTGATAAAATTATTCGTTATTTCTCGTTTTTTTCTTTCATGTTCTTGATTCATTTCATAATCTCTTATTAAAAAATAATCATAACCATTTGTCTGTAGTTCACAATATCTTTCTTGTGTCTGAATATTTTCTTTTATTGCATGAATTTTATTAGATAGACTACTGATTCGACAATATAGTTCTTGTAATCTGTCGTTTACTTGTTTGACATACGAATTAAAAATGATTTTAATATTTTGAACTTCATCTTTTACAGCATCTTTTTTATTATATTTTTTTAAAAGGAAACGGAATAATCTTTTTCTTTCAAAAGACTTATAATAATAATCATGCTTTTCTATGCTAAGTCCACTAAAATAATAGTTAATTCCTGCAAGTATAGGAATATAAACTTCTTGTGTGAATTGAATTTTATTATAGCATATATTTACTTCTGACTTAGCGCATTTGTCATATATTGATAAGTATTTTTCTTTTAGATTTTCCATTTTATTTAAAATGCCTTGGCATTGCTCCTCTGTCATATTGTCAATGCTAAAGACTTGAGGTATTATTCCTGATTGAAATATATTCAGAGCATTTATAATAGGAATAGTTTGGGCATTTCTCGAAAAACATACTTGAGCATATTCACTACAAATATATGGGAATAATGCTTCATTTTCATAATAGAGAAATGCAATTTGTGATTTTGGCGTATTTTGCGTTTTTAATTTTTCTTTATATCCAACAATATTGTTGTAGTTTTCAGAAAAATATATTACAGACAATGGGTCACTATAATAGTTGCCCAGCCATACATTCCTAAACATTAAGGCATATAATTTTAAATCTTCAAAGTGATTATTATATAAATCTTCATAAATTGTATAATAATTTTCTATTTTTTTATAATCCTCTTTTTGCTTATTTCTAAAAGATTTCCAATCAGCTAAAAAATCATCTCCGTACTTCTTTGCAAATTCTTTGTCTTTATCATTATATGCCATTGAACCTAAGCGTATAAGGCCTTCTTGGTCATGTATAGGGTCTTCTATGTCAAGAATCATATTATCCATTAGGTGTACTTCTTCATAAAAGGCTCTGTTTTCATCATAGTCTTCTTTTCTAACTTTAGAAATTAACCGTTTTAACCTTTCTTTGAATTCAATTAGAAAATCTTCTTTATCACGATAAGGAAGGGCTTGTAAAATTAAATAAGGCTTAAGTCCATATTTAACTATAAATTCACCATCTTTTTCATCAATTTGATATTTTCGCTCTTCTCGATGCATATCGAGATAAAGTTTAAAAGTTTTAATTTCATATCTTTTTGTTCCGTATTCTTCCTTACATTGAAAACTTGTTGTACGGCCACTAAACATTTTTATTTGTTCATAGAATTCTTGTTGAAGATTTTCTTTCAAGTATTTTTCTTTACCTATTTTAAGAATATCATATATTTCTGCCATAATATTATAATAGCTATAATTTGTTCCCTGATAAAGATAAGAATATAATATTATTTAAGCTAACTCTTATTAAAATTATTATCTTATAAATATAGAGTTCTTTTAAGATTAAGAATCAAGTTATATATTAGTTAGTTATATTTTTATCTGAAAGGCCAACCTATGTTATAATAATAGGCTAGCCTTTTTAAATATTCCTAGTTATATGTAATCTTTAATTTAGATTATTAATCATTAGATAATAAGGTTGGGTATAGGAAACCAATAATAAATCCAATGATACCTACTATCTTTATTGGAAAAAACACTCCTAATCCAGTAGCGGCACACAAAAATAGTGCTGTTAGCATAAATAGTACTCCAGAAGCTAATCTATATATAATATTCTTTATCATGGTTATGCTGAGTATTTATTAAATTTATGCATCTCCATTTATGTTTAAAACATCTCGTCTGTATTAAATTTATAGACTATTTGTCCATTATTGCATTCAAAATCATAACTTCCGCTTGCAAGACACCTACAGGCATAGGTAAATTAGAAGAAATAGAGGTACAATATACTGTTCCATCGCTGTATATGGTTATTTCTATATCGGAATAATGATTGGTTGCTTTTTCATAGAAGCTTGTACCTTCTTGTATAACTCTATATATTTCGGCTGTCACAGTAAATCTTTTAACGACTGTTTTTTTTTGATTCAAGAGCAGGATAATCATATGGCTTTTGTGTTTCAATCGTTTCACTTTTTTCTTTTTCTTTATTTACTTTAAATCCTATTTTTTCAGCTATTAAGTCACATGATGTACATAACAACATTGTGGCAAATAAAGTTATTCCAAAAATTTTGAGAGTTTTCATTACTTGAAGTTATTTATAATTGGGGTATCAAAGGTTGAAATAGTAATCAGAATCAGCTTTTGCATTATATTTCTCTCCGTTTATGTAATATCTACCTACGGAAACAGAATAAAATTTATTACCTATTTTTACTCGATAAAATGCTCGTTCTCCAATAATGCGGACATATAATATCTCTTCAAAAGTATGATAAAAAGGACTTCCATCTTTGCAAGACTTAAGGGTAACTTTCCCTAATTTTTCTCCTTTTTCCTGTTGTATATTTCTATAATCGGAGAATGGTTAATTGAGAAGCATTTATAAGTTCGATCATTGGCATACCAACAATGTTTTGACGTGTTAAGTTTGCAATATCCACAAGCGAGATTCTCCCACATAAATAGGAGAATGAACACGAATTATGGGTAAGTTGCCTAAGTTTATTTTGATTTGTACAATCTGCATTTATAATTTTCAGAATATCATTTTTGGATAAGGCTCTTTTAATAGTTTTGGTGTTGAAGTGGCTTAGTTTGTACTCAATGAACGGATTCTTTTCACGTGCCACTATCTTTGCTTCTATAGCCTTGTTATAGGTGGCTCGTAAAGTACGGAATTGATAACTGAGGGTCGTATCCTTGTTCCCCTTGCTTCGCATCCAGTCCTCAAATTTTTTGCAGAAAGAAACATCTATATGACTGAAAGTATAATTCAGCTTTTTACCTTTATTGAAATTACGTAAAGTATTGTATGAGTTTAGGTAAGCATAGCTATTACCAATTCTACCTTTCTGCTTTAAATCTTCGATTAATGACAGGTAGAATTCTTCAACCGTTTTTGCTTTGATTTCTTCTTTCTGTTCGTTTATTAATGAAGAAGCGGTAAACTCTTCGCTATTGGCTTTCTTTTCTAAGATTTTTTGCTGATAATCTAATTTCGTTCAAAGTCCCAATGTTTTGCTGCAACAGATATTTTGAGACTTTTGTAGGTGCTTTTCCCATTCTGTGCAGTTCTCAACATTAAAGGGTGTTCTCCATTTGCTAGGATTTTACTTTTGTCGCAAATCACTGAAATTGTAGCGTCCATAAGAATTTGGTTTAATTGCTGGTTTAATTTGCTCGATTAAGCCGCCGCTTGCAGCGATATGCCTAAAAACAAAAAAAGCATCGACAATCATCAGATTATCAATGCTTTCTACCAGTCGGGGTGACTGGATTCTATTATTATAGGTTCAGCGATGTATCTATTTGATTATCAATTACTATTTTGCTTTATATATTGTATATTTAAGGGCATTTTGTCCCGTATTTGTCCCGTTTCTGGTGATTTAAAAACCTGATAATAACTGATTAATAGTTGCTATCAGGCTTTAATTTCTTTTAATTTGGCTTCAAGCTCATTGATCTGATTCTGTAGAGCTTGGTTTTTCTCTCTCTCTTCATTCAACATCTTTATAAGCAAAGACACATCTTGAGTTGAAGATTCATTTTTCATTTCACCATCTCCTGTTATTAGCCATACAAGATTAATAGAAGGATAATTGCGAGATATGTAACGCAATAAGTCCGCGGCTATGTATTCTTTCATCTGTCGTATATATTCGCGACTCATTCCGCTCTCTTCTGATAATTTGTTAGGGGAAATGCCTAATTCTGAGCATATTTTGAGCATTCTTTCCTTTAATTCGGTATTTACTTTTTTTGTTCTCATTACGTTATAATATGTTAATGCGATATATTTACCGCAATAAAACTTTGAAATGCGATAAATATCACGCATATTTGCGTTACGAAAGTTTTCTGACGTGACGAAAATAGCAAAAAAAGATTCAGTTGCGTCTATTATTAACTAAAATCTTAAAAAAAATGGTATTTACTGACTACAAATCCCAACCGAATGAGAGAGCTCGTCTTGTTAAGCTGCTCATGGAAAAAACACAGACTTCTGAATCTGTGGTGTATAGGTGGCTGTCTGGACAGATTACACCGCCACCGATAAAGCAAAAAATTATTGCAGAAGTATTAAACCGACCCATTGAAGAATTATTTCCAAAGCCATGATTGATCTTGCGAATATCGAATTCTATAGCACTCCAGATGGTGATGTTATGGTGAAGCCACTGGATGGTTCTGTCAAGGTGCTGAAGCAAAACGACAGTGAGCTGATTGCTGCTATTCTTCAGCTAATTAATGACAGATATCCAAAGGCTTATTCAGCCTTATGTAAATTCTACTCTCGATCTTCAATGAATAATTCATATTACACTTATATGATTGTACATCGATTTTGCAGGTGTAATTTCGGATCATTAGATACACTCCAATTAGACATTGATCAGAAGGGGAATTTTCATCTTGAGCAAGTTGCTTGTCCTCTACGGAATACCGCTGATTGTAAATTATGTGGTGTCGTTTGTTCGCCGGAACTTGATACACGATTACGTCGACAAGAACTTAATATACTTGAGCTCATAGCTTCAGGCTATACAAATCAACAAATTGCTGACCTGTTTCATATCTCTATTTTTACGGTTATTCGCCATCGAAACAATATGAGAGCACGATTAGGTCTGAATAATACGGCTGCATTAGTTGCATATTATAATTCAATTAAATCTATTTAAAAATCCTACTATGACTAATGATAATGAGATGAAAAGATATAGAATAAACGAGTCGTTTCGCTTCCATGAGGACTTTCATCGATTTTTCCCAGATATAAGTATGGAAGACATTAGAGATAGCCTTCTTACTGTCATAAATGGACATATAACTATTGATATAACTCAATTTGGACGACAGATAGAAAAGCTTTATCCTGAAGAGTGGAATAGAATGTCTATTACAGAAATAGTAATTAAACATTACGGTAAGGAAGCTGATGATTTTTTAAATGTGATAATATGATATACGGATATTTGAGAGTTTCCTCAGATGAACAAGATGTAAACTCGCAGCGGCAAGGTGTAGAACAGTTTGCTACTGATCATGGTTGGCGCATAGATAATTACATTACTGATGAAGGTGTAAGTGGTGGTAAAGATCCAGATAAACGTAACCTAGGCCCGCTGCTGAAACAGATCAAAAAAGGTGATGTGATAATATGTAGTGAAATAAGCCGTCTTGGACGTGACCTATACATGGTTATGGATATTCTTCATTTCTGTATGGAACAGGGATGTATCATCTATACTGTTAAGGATAAATTTGTTCTCGGTGACGATATTCAAAGCAAGGTGCTTGCTTTTGCGTTTGGCCTTTCTGCTGAAATCGAACGTCAGATGATACGACAACGAACGAAAGAAGGTTTAAGACTCCGGATGAAAATGGGTGTCCTTTGCGGCCGACCAATGGGATGTCTTTCTGAAAGTGTAAAACTGGATGCTGTAAAAGAGAAGGTAATTGAACAGTTCAGATGGGGTGTACCCATACGAAGGATAGCTGTAAATTTTGACGTTGACAGAAACACAATAGCTCGAACGCTTGGCCGGTGGGGTGTAGTCGAAACTAAAGAATGGATTAAAGGTGAACGCGAATATAGACGTGAGCAGAATAGACGTTATAAAGACGAGAACTACAAAGTTGTTAATATTGATCGTAATAAGTGTCGCGATTTAATATTTTCTGATCTTACTATACCTGAAATAGCTGAACACTTTCCAGAATATTCCTATGAGCAGATTTATGACACAATTCTGTGTGATATCGAATTTAATCCTCTATACAGGATACATGGTCAACTCAAACTTAAAAATAAAAAAAGGAGATAAAGACATATGAAAATAAGACAAGCAAATAAAATAGTCAAGAGAATTTTTAAGGTAACTGTATTAGGCCCAGTTTCACCATTCTCTCCTAATTGGTTCAAAGTTAATTATCAAAAAAAAGATTGTAAATGTTATTCTAAAAACCAGAGGCATGCTGCTATTCGTAAAATTTGCCGATATGCGTCATCAAGTGATGCTGCGAGAAGACTGATAGACCTTGATAATAGAGAATAAATAGTGCTCGTTATGACAGATCCTACTAAAAATACAAATCCGGAAATATCGGCCGAAATAGCCGGTATCGGTTATCTCTCTCCAAGGGGAGAGGAATTGAAGAAAGTGGCGCGGATGGAACTAGGTTTTGTCCGGGAACATATTCAAGGCTACACAGAGAATGAACGAATCTTTATTCTTGATGTGCTATCTAGGGACATATTAGGACTTTTATTGGACAATGATATATAAAGACATTCCTACTGAATACGACCGTATTTCAGAATTAAACCGAATATTGCGTGCTAAACGCAGATTCTTCATAAAAAAGAAAAGATATGACAAAAAAAAGAGATAATATAAAACTTGATCAGTTACACCTGATTAAACGCAGACGGATGCAGAAGTATCATGCTAGAAAAATAATTCGGGCATTTGCTCCATATGCAGCTGAAGCTGGTTTATGGCTAAAAATTACCCGCTTATTTCTATGCAATGGTTTGCATGGTCGTGTCAGACTGGAGTTCTATTCAAAGAAATAGTCCTTTTGCAGGTAATTTCTAATTTTTTTCTTTGCAAAAAATAAACAGAATATGAGCCAATTTTTCACAAAAGACAATACAGACAGAATAAAAAAAGCTGCTGAGGGACATGTCCTGGAGGTCATAAGGGACTTCCAGGATATGGAAGAACAAAAAGGATATGACTATCGCGGTAAATGTCCTATTTGCGGTAAACAAACTTTTAATTATAATTCAAAGAAAGAGCTGTACGGTTGCTTCAACAAATGCAACGTGGGCGGTCATGATGCCATCACTTACCTAATGAGGGTACAGAATATGGCATTTAATGAGGCTCTTTCTTATTTAGCTGACCGCTTTCACGTTACGCTTCTGGATAATCCAGTTCCGGAGAAAAAAAAGAATCAGACTCTAAAAAAGAATTCGAAAGCATTAAAAGGTGTTGATTCTTCTTCTTATTGTGTTGCAATGCTACAAGGATCTGGCTTGACCTTAGAGGATGTTGCTGCACATATATATGATTCTTCTACTAACCATACTGTTACATTGACTCACACCTTCAGCAAGGGTACAGTCACTTCCAAAGGTGATATCGACACAAATGGTGATGATGTCATTATCAAGTATTATGATCTGGAAGGGCTGCCAGTGAAATATGAACAGAAAGATGCCAAGGGCAAACCTACCGGTAAGATGCGTGAATATTTCCGTGTTCGTTGGCAATATCCGGAAGAACATCTGGATAAGGAAGGCAAACCTTTCAAGTACCGTTCACCCTATGGTGGTGGTACTCCGATATATATTCCGGACAAAATTCGTCAATTGTATAAAAAAGGCGAATACTTGAAGCGGCTCTTCATCCAGGAAGGAGAAAAGAAAGCCGAAAAGGCTTGCAAGCACGGAATGTATTCCTTGGCTATTTCCGGAATTCAGAATATTGCTTGTGGCGGAAGACTTCCTGAAGACTTGATTCGGATCATCGAGAAATGTCATGTCCAAGAAGTATTTTTCATCATGGATTCGGATTGGAACGACCTTTCGACCAACATACGTATCAATGATCAGGTGGAAAAACGTCCTCGTAACTTCTATTACGCAGCACGTAACTTTCGTGACTATATGGGTTCGCTCCGGAACAGGGAACTGTACGTTGAAATTTATGTAGGTCACGTACAGAAAAATGAGCAGAATGAAAAGGGAATTGATGATCTATTGGCTGGTTCCCTTCAGGGTAAGGAGCAGGAACTGATGGCCGACTTTGACAAGCTAATTAATGAAAAGAACCTGACTGGTAGATATCTTCAGTTTTTTCGCATATCTGCATATACTGACCACAAGCTGTCTACGCTTTGGGGACTGGATTCAGTTAAGCATTTTGCCGAAATGCACAAGGATGTGCTTTCACGTCTTCCGGAGTTCCGGTATGGCTCACACCGGTGGCGTATCAATGAGTCCGGTCAGCTTGAGTCTGCTCAGGCGATTGAATCTGACGAAATGTTTTGGGAGGCTGTTGAAAAATCACGCCGGAGCGGAGATAATTACACAGAGTATGAATTTCGTTATGTACCCAGTCGTAGATTTCTTCAGAACCGAGGTTTTGGCCGATTCCGGAGACAGGATGGTTCTTTCCAGTTTATTCGGCTGGAGCAACCGTTTGTTAGAGTAATTGAAGCTTCTGAAGCCAGAGATTTCCTTTTCGAATTTGCCGAAAATAATTGTAATGAAGCGGTGAATGAAATGCTGTCAAAGGGTGTTACGCAGTATGTAGGTCCAGATAAATTATCCCTGCTACACTTTATCTATCCGGATTTTCTTCATCCGGTTGGTACTGAACAGATATTCTATTTTCAAAAAAACTGCTGGCGAGTTACTGAACATGAAGTTAAAGAATTGGGATATGAATCTATAAATCATCATGTATGGGCAGAACAGCGGCGAGATTTCCCGGCGAAGTATCTTGGCAGACCGTTAATTACTTTTTCAGGAAAGGGTGATACGCTGGACTATTCCATATCTCAAGATGGCAAGAACTGCCATTTCCTTCAATTCCTGATCAATACAAGTAACTTCACCTGGCGTAAAAGGGAAGTGGAAATTGAGCCGGAGGAATTACTCGAGAACAAGAAACATCTATTGGCCAAACTTTGTGCGATTGGCTTTATGTCGTTGGAGTACAAGGATGTATCTGTCAATAGGGCTGTTATTGGTATGGATGGGAAGCAGTCTGAAGTAGGTGAATCGAATGGGCGATCTGGTAAGTCACTTATTGGAGTTTTGATGAAACATATACTCCCTACTGCTTATATTAATGGTAAAAAAAGAGATTTGCTGGAAGATCAGTTCGTGTGGAATGATGTAGTGGAGAATACGAAGTTAGTATTCATTGATGACGTTTTGATAAATTTCAATTTCGAACTGTTATTCCCTAATCTTACTGGTGATTGGACTGTGAACTATAAGGGTGGACGCCGTATTACTTTACCTTTTGAAACTTCACCTAAGATATATATTGCGACAAACCATGCTATTCGCTGTGAAGGATCTTCATTTACCGACCGTCAGTGGCTGTTGGGTTTTAGTGACTTTTACAACGACACCCATAAGCCGATAGACGACTTTGGATGTAACTTTTTTAAAGAATGGGACTTCGAACAATGGAACTTATGTTGGAATCTCGTTGCAAATTGTGTACAGTTATACCTTCAATACGGCGTCGTACAAGCACCTCAGGAGCGTTTAATCGAGCGCCGGCTTCGTCAGGAAATTACTGAAGTATTCATTTCCTGGGCAGATGAATACTTCAGCGATTTGTCACATATAAACGCCCGACTGGTACGTAAGGCACTGTATGATGATTATTGTAACTACGATCCGAATATGCGTAAGTTCACGAATTCTCCTTCACTTTTTAAAAAGCGCTTGGTGAAATATTGCCAGTTCCGTGGTTATTTATTCAATCCACAAAAGTTAGATCCGGTGACTGGTGAACCGTGTAGATTTGACCCTCGTAACGGTAATCCTATCCTGGACGATAAGGCTGGTGGTGTAGAATACTTCACTATTGGGACACCTGATTATTATTCATCTCCGGAATATGCTCAGCAAAAGGCGGCTAACAATAGTGATAGCAGATTATCATTTTAATTGAATACGTATGTTGAATGATTTATCTCGATATAGGCTTAATGCCGATTCTGATTTAGACGAGTATCGTAAGGATCTGCATAAGTTTGTACACTTCCAGGGCGAAGTGTACAACTTATTGGATGGTTTAGCCATAGGCGATACTATTAATGTATGTGACGTTGTTGTTCCAGACAGCCTGGATGTCTTTATCAAGGTAGTATGCAAGTATATACTATTGCATCAACAGGATGATGAATCGAAGTCTAGGATTGAATTTTCTGATGATTATCGTAAGATATACCGTAGACCAGGGTTTGTTAAGCCTAATCACCTTGATAGACACTTCTATTCAAGAAGGTAACACGCCCCCATTTTAATACATTGTAAAGATACGGTTTTTTTAGTTAATATGCAAATAATTAGCTATTTATATGAGTAAGAAAAACAATAAAATTATGGCCTGTGTCAGCTTGGATAATGCTATCCGGTTGAATATGGTCTGTGAGTTGGCCGTTAGGTGCAGACTTGCGGTTATTCGAAGTGATGCCAAGAAAATAATACAACATTCCATATACGATGTCAATCTTTCAGAAGCATATTATGTACTGGTAGACGAGTTCAATTTCCGTGATAGCCTATCTACAACACAACGGTTATATGAGATGGCTGCTCGAGGTATTGCTGTTATTGTGGGCGTTCGTAAGATCCCACGTGATTTCGAATTCCTATGCGATATCTATTACCCTGAGAGCATTTTGTAATACATCAGTCGAAGCATTTGTCGAAAACCATAGTCGAAGCATTTTTTCAGGCGTACAGTACGCACTTAATGTGCACTGTACGCCTGTTCTGTTATTCATCCTGGCTTTTCCCCTCTCACCCCTTTTTAAGAGATATTAAGAATTGGTGTGCAACTGTGCGAGAAAAGCGATTTCGGCTATACAATAATATTCTTTTTTTATTTTTTTTTAGTATTGCAAAGTTACCCTTTATTTTTTTAGGAAAAAAATCGTACAATCGTGCGAAATGAATTTTTATACATTTAATTTATTGAAATTCAGAATGTTCTATCCGCACTGTTTTTGCACGATTCTGCACTTTTTGTACTTTTTGCGGAAAAACGCACAAAAGTACCAGCGCACTCAATTTTGTACGTATTTTGTACGAAAATAGTACGCTTATAATGTGCTGATAATTAATTATATAGATAAATTACTCCTAAGAAAAGTACTCAAGCACGATTTTTATACCTATTCTTATGAAAGGGGGGTGTTATTACTTTATTGTTATGCGAGATAATTAACGCATTATTCTTTATCTTTGCAAAAAACATCTTTATATATGGAAAGACCATTTGTTACAATAGATTTAGCTCCACACTTACAGGACTTTTTGTTTCACGAACTACGGCAGAATCGCAAATCAGGGGAACTTATGGCTGATGGCACACACGATATCGGTCGTATGATACAGTCTATGGTTACTGTAACAGATCGGCCGAGAAAGCAGGAGATAGGTGAAAATCCGCTACGTATTACCCTACCGGTACAAGAGTGGAATCATGCTATATTCAGCGAAAATTTCGTTTATATTCCAGAATGGAAACAGAAACAGTTACGATTATTCATAGAAGCTGAGTTCCGGCTTCGCATTAAGGAATACTTTTTCGTGGGATATGCTAAAGGTTTTCGCCAGGATAAGATTATACAGGCTTTCCTTCATAGTTACAATATTAAGAGAAATGCCATAAATTATGAAACCGTGAAAAAGTATGATTACCGAAATCGCCGTCGAATTACTGCTGAAATAGCTAAGGAACTTCAGTTAAGCCTTTTCCCTTAACTTTATTTCACGAATTAATTCTTAATTGATTTTGTAGCGAATCCTGCAAAACACCTTAAAATTATAAGCATTTATGCAAAACAAAGAAAGTAAACGCGCGTCTATCTGCCAAGTCTATTTTATGACAATCGCAGAATCTACTGTTACTAATATACCTGGTCTGCCTCAGATTAAGGTTATAGGTGATTGGGTGAAAATGGATTATTCTACGGTAGAATTTGCCGAAGATAAATCTTCAGATGGCAATTCTTATGAGGTTAATCTTTCTATTACCTTTTCTGACTCTTCACTGGAGAAAATGCGGGAGTTGATCGCCTGGCTTGGAATATACATTCTTGTGCGATTAGATTATACCGATGGTACATCCAGAGTAGTCGGTACGGATCAGTTCCCGGTTGTATTATCCTTGTCCGGACAAGGTTCTCCACGTTCTTTGATTTTCTCATATAAGAACCAGCAGCCTGAATTAAGTAAAATATTGTAGTCCTTTTATGCGCATCATTGCTACTATAATTTTGTAACGTTAATTATAATAGTAATATGCACTTATCACATCTATATTCAGCAATTATGCGTGCCCAATGGGCGATTGACTTGCGTGATGTGGAGTCATCGCACCAGATATTGGAGCAAATCATATCCGGTTCCTTCGATAAGTCCTCTGAAGGCACGTTGGCAGACCGTAAACCAATCGAAGGGGAACTCGTCAATAAAAATATGAAGAAGACATCTTCATTTTCCGGTGATCTTCCAGCTGATACCATTGCGATTGTTCCCGTTCATGGTACAATGATGAAGTACGGTACTTATTGTGCGTATGGGACAACCGAGATAGCTAACTTGATCTACGAGGCTGCTGCCAATCCTAATATAGCCGGTATTGTTCTTGACATGGATTCAGGAGGTGGTTGCGTTGATGCTATAGCACCTTTAACGTCAGCTATTGATTATGCGCGTAAGTATGATAAGTCCGTAATAGCTCATTGTGACTTATGTGCATCTGCCAATTATTATGTCGCTATATATTGTGACGAAATAATCGCTTCGAACAGAATATCTTCAGAATTCGGTTCTATTGGTGTTATGATGTCATTTCCAGATTATGCTAAGTACTATGAGATGGAAGGCATTAAAGTTCATACTATCTATTCTGATTTGTCGAACTACAAAAATGCACCTTTGGAAGCAGCTAAACAAGGTAAATATGACTTGATTAAGCGCGAGGAACTGAACCCGTTGGCACAACGGTTCCAGGATGAAGTGGCTTCTAAAAGAGGTGAAAAGTTGGATAAGTCTGTAGAAGGTATTCTCTCTGGACGTATGTTCTACGCTGAAGATGCGTTAAAATACGGACTTATTGATTCTATTGGTGATAAACAGTATGCAATTAACAGGGCCCGTGAACTTAGCAGGGATCATGCGGTTTCGGCCTATTTACAAACAAAAAACATAAAATAAAATGCGAAACAGAAATCTATTACTGACAGTAACCTCTGTCATGTCATTTCTTGGCATATCAGCCTTTGCCAAGGATGCTGACGGGCGTTCCGTCCTTTCTTCAGGTGATCAGCAGAAGCTTACCGAAAAATGGGGAGAGAAGTTTACAGAAGCCTTCGTTAAAGATCTGGCGGAACTGGAAAATGAAGGTGTATCGGCCGAGGAATCAGTTAAGGGTGTAGCTTCGGAATTCGAGGCTCAGGCGAAGAAGGATGCCGCTACAATCACCCAGTTACGTGAGGAACTTAAACAATTGAAGGCTGAAAATGACAAGCTGGCTAAACTTCCTGGTGAAGGAGGAGAAGCAGTTATTGATCAAACAGGTGGTAAAATGAAAAAAGAGTTTAAGCCTGATATGAGTCTGATTCATAACCGGGCTTATGTCGCAGCAGCTAATGGTGATGCATGGACTGGTGACACAACAGTCGATACGACAGAACTGAAACAGGAATTTGGTAGATACGTATCTTCTGACAAATTATCTATCTTCCAGAAATTAGTCGGACCAATCTCTTGTACTGAGTACATGTCTACTATCATCACGGATAAGTTCGAAGTTCGTGCTACTCAGGCTGCTATCGATTCTGTATTGCAGACATTCACTCCACGATTCACACCCAAGGGTAAATCTAAGTTTACTCCTATGACAATCAAGCAATTCCCGATGAAGATTAACGTAGAAATTTATCCATCAGACATCATCGATGATGTATTGGGTTATCTTTACGATGAATCGCTGGAGCCTAAGGATATGCCGATTGTTCGTTATATTGTTGAGCAGCTTATCAAACCTAAATTGGATGAAGACCGTGAGCTGGCACTTTGTAAGGGACGTTACAAAGAACCTGCTTCATCAGACAGTACTTTTACGCCGAATAAAGCAGAAGAAACCTGCGACGGATTCATTACTCAGTTGTGTGATCTGAAGAAAAATTCAGATACTGATGTTACTTGGCTTCTAGACGGTACAGCTGCATTGGGTGAAGGTGAAGAACTGCTGAAGCAGATTGATCAGGCAGTTGACGCAGTAAGCCCGCTTTATAAAAACAAGACCATGTTCATCCATGCAGATCCGGATCTTATCACAAAATATGGTCGTGCGTATCGTGATAAGTTCCCGACTACTAAGAATGAAGACGGTGAAAAGGTTAAAGTTGATTTTTCTCGATTTACATTCGGTCCGATAGAAGGTATGCGTGGTACCGGGGCGTTCTTTATTACACCGAAAGAAAATTTTAAACACATTATGTCGCGTAATCCTAAGAATGTTAGTCTGCGTATGACTTCTGATGATTATGTTGCTAAGGTGTTGGGTGAATGGAGAGAAGGTACAGGATTCTGGATCAAGGAAGCTATATTCGCATACCTTCCAACTGATTTGGTTGAAGAACTTGCTCCAGCTGATCTGGGCGTTTAATTATAGGAGGTTATATTATGCCTGATACTTTAGTTTCTGTAAAAAGAAGTAGCTCTTCGGCTGGTCGTCCGAAGGGCAAAAAACATTATGTGATTCTTTTTCGATGGGAAGATGTAAAAACCTTTGAGAAAGATACTGATGGTATTACTGTGACTGCTTTTACATTCGCGGAAGGGAAAAAGCCTATTGCAGTATATGGTACATCCAGTACCATTAAATCTTGGGATACTTTGACCGGATCTGCTGATGCTAAGGGGTATTTGCATCATACAGCATGGGAATCTCCAGGTGATACTAAGGAAATGGCAGCTTGCCGAAATACTATTGTGAATGAAGATCTAGGCTCTATCGTTATTAATTGCGGTAATGAAGACGCTAAAATAGCTGGTACACCTTGTACCCCGCTTGTCTTTAGTTCAGACGAAGGTCAGGATGATAAGGAAGCTTGCAAGAATGTTATTGAACTTGCTTCTGAAATCCCGACAACCCCATTAGGACGTATTCCGCTGAACTTAGTCCCTCAGACAGGTGATCCGGACATTGACGGCTACTTAGGTTTAACAGCGGCAGCTGCCGCCTCATTAGAAGATGGTGTATGACAAAAAAAACAGATAAACAAGAACAGGCTGCTCAACTAGAGCAGCCTGCTGCTGAAACCGTTGAAACAACGGTTGATCAGACTAATAATGCAGACGTGACAACAACAGATAAAGACTCAGAACAGACTACTGATGCAGATATTCAACCTTCTGCTGATGGATTAAATGTTGCTTATTATGACAGTATTTCGGTGGTTATTCCGTTTTTCGCAAAGAAAAATAAAGAAGAGGAACTTATATTGACTATCCGTTCTTGCCGTAAATTCTTGCATAAAGAAGTTCGATTCGTGGTTATTGGTGATCCTGTTAATGTCGTAGAGGATATACCATTTGAGCAAATTGAATATAAGGATGCTCAAGGTAGTCAATTCGAATTACTTGAGGTGCTGAAACTCGCTGTTGTATCTGATTATGTTTCTGAGAAATTCATCCTGATTGAACCAGGTACGTACCTGATTGATGATGTTGAATTGCATCACATTGAATTAGGAAAAAATTTGGGGCCGATAGTCCCAAGTCGTTATGCTGGTGAAGAAGCTGTTTTGATGTATAACACGGCAAACTTGTTACGGAATGATTTGCATATTGCAGCGTATGATTACAATACACATGCTCCATTTGTATTGGAAAAGGAGAATGTTGCAGAACTCTTTGAATTTTGCAGAGATATTCTTTCTGGTAAATACCATGTGATGACTGTGTATTGCTGTGCTTTTATGAGTCATCCTGTGCGTTTAGACTATAAAACAGATGATTGGCTTCTACCGATTGTATCACAGAATCCGGATAGAAAAACAGTCGAAAAGCTGATTTCTAATAAGTGTTTCCTGTATATAAAGTATTTTGAAAATACAAAGTATTTGACTCCGTTCCTGGATATTGAGTAACATGAAACAAACAATTCTCACCTGGTTACGTGCAGGTGCGAACGCCGAAGAGGGTGTGCAGCTTCTGACTGAGGCGGGCGCACCCTCTTTAACTTTACGACTGGTCAAGACAAATCCGGTGGCAAATCGCCGTCTGATGATTGACTGGTTGTGTAAGAAGTATGGCATTGATGAAGACTATACCTATGTTGCTACGGCACAGGTTGTGCTGTTTTCTGAGCGGAAACCTCTTTCATTCCGTGATGAATTTCCCTTCCTGAATGATCCGAAATGCCCGCCTGAACTCGAGGCACTGGCGTCACGTAAATTTGCCAGATATCACAATTATGTAAACTTGCATAAAAAATTACGTGATTGTACCTCTACCGAACAGTGTGCTAAAGTATCTCGTGAGCTGATTAACTCATATCTCGAGAACCGGATGATATGGGAGGAACTGAATTACTACCAGCAGCATGGTTCTATCCTTGGGAAGCATCCGATTTTCGCAGCATTCCACCGTCGTAAGGAACTGTTGACCTTGAATGTCAAGCAGCTGATGATCCGCCAGAAGAGGTTGAAAAATAATATCTGGCGCGTACAGGATGAGCTTGCTAAACGTGATAAACCACACCTTGAGCTGGAGCGGTTGGCACGATTACAAGCCTACCAGTCAGAACTGGCTGAAATAAATCGGTTACTAGGTGATGAATAAGTATTTCAATTTGGACGAATTGTTTGCAGAGGTCAGGCAGTCACGACTGTACTCTCAGAGGTTTGAAAACATTCTTTGCTTCAAACTCAATAACCTTCGGGAATTGTGCGGCCGCCTTCCGGATAATAATGAAGCCTTTTTCATTGAAACCCGGAAAAGTTTTACCGCCTTCACCTTTATTGTTTACCTGATTCGCCATGCAGGATATGTTCGACACATCTATGTAGCCACTTATTCTACCAATGAACGAATAATCAATGCCTTGTTAAGATATAAGGATAAAGGCTTGATTGGCTCCGTGCATCTTCATGTGTCCGAAACACTCAAGTTCCGTATGCCGATGATCTTTGCAAGACTAAAGCAGCTGCATAACGAGGGTATCATTACGTTAACCTATGGCTGGACACACAAGAAGGTTACATGCCTGGACACGGATTCTGGATGCTATGTGGTGGAAGGTTCCGGAAACTACGGCGAAAATGCCCTCGAGGAACAGTATGTTTTTCTAAAATCCAAAAAAGTATATGAATTCAGAATCGGTAATAAAATGGACAGATAGCAATCGTCCGGAATGGTTTGCCCGAATACCTATTGATGAATATGAGAAGTTAGCTGGTATAGGTTACACACCCCAACAGATAGCTATGTATTATAACATAGAAGTTAACGAATTTATGTTTTACTTCAGCCTGCTGAAATCTCCTCTGAAGTATCATTATGATCGGGGCCAGCTTCTTCAAACAGCTAAGGAAGGTATTTCCATGGCAGATGCAGCAGCTACTGGTGAGAATGTGACACAGGCTCAGAGGCTCGACAAAATGCGCCGTTCCATCGAGTTTAAGAATAATGTTTCCAAGGTTTTTTTTGATGATTTAGATGTTTGAAAAATCTTATTACGAGCAGCTCCAGGACTACATAGAATCCGGTTGCAAATATCAGTTATCCGAAGAAGAACAGGATTATTACAATGCTCTCTTCGCTGTAGTTGGAATAACTCGAAAGTATGGGAAGGACCGTGCTATCTCTATGCTTATGCACGAGCCATTTAACTGTTCACGCCCTCGTGCCAGGGAAATGTACTACGAAGCCGTGAATCTGTTTTATCTCGATGATACGATTGAGCCGGCTGCACACCGCAATATGATTTTTGACAACCTGATGAAAGCTGCACAGACCGTGCTTTTATCATCTTCAGGTCCTAAGGATATGGAGATATACGGTAACTTGCTTACCCAGGCTTGGAAAGTTAAACAATTGGATAAACCCGATAAGGTGAAACGTCAGGAAATCAAGGAAAAAGATATCAAGGTTTATACACTTGATTCAAACTTGATTGGCGTTCCTTCCATTGACCGTAAGGATCTGGCAAATCAAATTGATAAGATACCTGATTTGCCAGAGAAAGAACGTACTCGCCTGAAGAGGGATGCTATGGCCGTAGATATTAATTTTGAAGAGATTATCGATGACACGCAAGAAAAAACTGAAAATTACCGAGGATAGCGTGGAAACACGCTATGCAAACTGGACGGCCCAGATGCTGGCTATCATGATGCCCTGGTCACTGTACTGGGTAGCCGGTCGTGCTTCTGCCAAAACTGTTCAGGTATTGGCGGAAAGAGTACAGGAAGCAGCACAGGATTGTCCGGGCGCTCCCTTTGCGTGGGTGGCTGATACCTACTCCGATCTGCACAAGAATGTGATTCCATCGTTAATTGACGGATTGCAGTTGCTGGGGTGGGAACTGGGTACGCATTACGTGATCAATGAAGCACCTCCTGAAGAATGGAGATTGCGCATGTATAATGTATGCACTGATTGGCGTAATACCATGGTTTTCTTCACGGGATTTAATTTTACGTTTATCTCTCTGGATCGTCTGGCTATTGGTGCTGGACGTTCTTACGTGGGGGTATTCGGTGACGAGGTTAAGTACTTTCCCGAAGAGAAGTTCACCAACTTGCTGAAGGCAGTACGTGGGTTCTATGTCAAGTACGGACAGTCGGTATGGTATCGGTCCAGAACACTGACAACCGATATGCCGAATCCGAACCATCTGGGCGAATACGACTGGATTCTGAAACTGTCGGCTCAGAACAACAAGGAACAGATTATGCTGATGCTTCGGGCCGGACTTGTATATAACGACTGTAAGAAGACTTATGTTGCCCACTTGCAGGAGTACCGCGAACTGGTCGAACAACAACGAACAGACCGCAATCTTCAGGAAAAGGTAGATAAGGCAGCCAAAGCTGTTGAACTGGCTAAGAGGAATATGAAGAGGTGGGAGGAAAGATGGATCAAGACTCGCCGCCGTGTGTCGTTCTTCTTTATTTCATCCAGCTATGTTAATGCCGATATCCTCGGGCTAGACTGGTTCTCTGATGAACTGGCTGAAGGGCTAGAAGGTTTAACCTGCAATATCCTTTCAATCATTCCTAAGATAGAAGCTAACTTACTGTTTTATCCTAATCTGTCTATCCGACACTTTTACGCCGACGGTTACTTGAATAAGATAATTGAAGTTAAGCCGTTGGGCTGGATGGAAGACTGTTCTGCACTTCGCTACCACAACCATAATCTGCCACTCGAGGCGGGTATGGATGCCGGTAATATGCTTTCCCTTGTGATAGGACAACAGCATGGGCGTGAGTACCGCGTACTGAAGGAATTCTATACGTTGCCTCCTGATACTGTACGTGAGTTAGGGGTACAGTTTGTCCGGTACTTTGCGCCCAGACGTACTAAGGTCCTGAAGCTGTATTATGACCGCGCTATGAATAATTACAAGGGCGTGAAAGCGGATATGGCGACACAGATCAAAAATGCTATTGAGTATGATGCTGAAGGGAAAAGTACAGGTTGGAGGGTACAGTTAATGTCTGTAGGACAAGGTAATATCGGTTCTAATCTGGAGTATCGCTTTATGTCCGACCTGTTGAGTGGTAATCTGGCTGGTAAACTGTTCACGCTATTAATAGACCAGTATAATTGTCCTAACCTGAAGGCTGAGATGGAAGTCTGCAAGACCAAGCTGGTAGATGATGGTGGTAGCCAGATAGTGGTTAAGTTAAAGACTGGTGATAAGTTGCCTCGTGAGCGTTTGCCTAAAGAATCTACCAACCTGACAGATGCGCTCAAGTATCTGTTAATGCGTAAGGAGTTCTTACGGATCTGGCAATCTAAGGTGACATCTTATGCCCCTTAATATATATTGACCGTTCGTTAAGGAATGGTTGGATGCACTGCCGTACTACGGTGGTGCATTTTTTTTGTGCCGTGTTGCTGGGGGGTGGGATTCCGCTTGCGTCACATTTCCCGAGCCGAAAATTAGTTGCAATCGCAACCGCTAGGAGGCGCGCGTCGGGCATCTGTACGACAAAAAACCTAGGTTTTTTCATTCCTATACGGTTTGAAACTTCATTTTCAAGCCGTTTGTTCTGCTAGGCTGATTTTTTAGTGAAAAACTTAGCCCGAAATTTAGCGATGTCGCCCCGTTTTTGCCATGGGAGTGCCCGACAACGCTCCCGAGCTTATAAGGTAGGGACCTTTTTTATGGCTCGGAAGCGTTGTCGGGCATAGTTTGGTAGAAAGACACTCTTTAGTCTTTCTGGCTGGCGATGGCGTTCACGCAGCGGCCCACCCACCCCGTTGCTCTCCCTACCAGTGGTATAGCTAAAGCTATGTATTGTTTGACTGCTCTTCTTTATCTGTCTTCGCCTTTAAATCGGTATCACTGTCGCCGCGGTTTATGCCTTTTGTACCTGCAAAGGTAAATGTTCCGCTTCGTATGCCAAGTTCAGGCGATGTTCCCGAAAAAATCTCCACCCTCACAGAGCTCAGGTAGTATTCAGGGCTATGCTTTTCGTGAAAACTTGTCTTTATACGCTTCGGAACACCTTTGCTGGCAGGTGTAAAAGGCGAAAACAAACCGTAGCGACAGCGAACGGAATAAAAAAAAGCTCAGAGCAGGAAGAGCAGAAAAAAAGGCTCAACTCCCGAGCTCGGCACCAGAATAAATTTTAAGACCATGAAAACCTTTACCGAATCCATGCTAAACCAGTGCAGAAAGTACATGTTCAATTTCTTTGACTATCTGCCGACAAAGTACAAAGCCAGTTCAAGAGATTGGCAGGTGAGAAACTTTGTATGGGCTTTCAAGGATGGGAAATGTGCCGTTTCAGCTGCACAGTTGGTAGCAAAGAAAATCCGTGAGCAGTTCGGAGAAGAAACATGTAACATCGTGTTTGCATGCATCCCAGCCAGTAGCCAGCAAAAAAATGAAATCCGCTACAAGCAGTTTTCAGAGGAAGTTGCAAGGTTATCAGGTGCAGTCAGTGCTTACGACCATATCACGGTAGAAGGTGAACGGCTGGCAATTCATGAGAGCAAATCAGGTAAGCATGTCAATAATGTACAGGTAGTCAATTTCGACAAGGAATTTTTTAAGGGAAAGAAAGTTCTAGTTTTTGACGATGTAATTACTCGAGGTTATTCTTACGCTCGTTTTGCTTGTCATCTTGAAACGCTGGGAGCTTCGGTTTTGGGAGGTATGTTTTTAGCAAGAACTTTATTTGTATAACAATTTAATAACCAACATTATGAAAGATTTATTCGAAATTTGTGGTGAGTGCAGACATTTGTCAGACAGTGAAGTAGTTTATCAGTTGACAAACAACAGAGAAACCAGTAAAAGAGTTAATGAAATGTTATTGCGTGGCGATAATGTTTCAATAGAAGATGTTTGTCAGCTTTTGACACCGGCACGCAGGGACATGGCTCTCGCCGTGATTGAACTTTACAAGCGTATCATAGACCGTAGGAGCAGCAGGGTAATTATCCGGCATAGTGAGGACATTTATAACCTGATGAAACCTTATATGGAAGATTTGGAAGTGGAGGAGTGTTGGGCTATTTACTTGAACCAGTCTAACCGTGTTGTAAGAAAACAACGTATCTCTATAGGAGGCATAACCAGTACGCAGGTGGATATAAGAGTTATTTTGCGTGAAGCTTTGAAATGTAACGCCACGTCAATGATACTCTGCCACAATCACCCGTCAGGAAATTGCCGACCCAGTAATGACGACAACCGCCTGACTGAATGTTTAAAAAATGCAGGAAATACAATGAATATAAAGCTCTTGGACCATATCGTTTATGGTGATAAGGAATACTTTAGTTATGAGGACGAGGGACGCTTGTAAGGGCTGTAAATGGCTGTGACAGCGTTTGGGAGGTGGGTAGCGTAGCAGCCGCCCGCCGCCCGATTTGCCGACAAACATAGTGCGAAGGCAAATCGGGCGGCGGGGAATAAGGTTTTGTTGGTTTACGCCTGAAATCGGCGATTGTTATACGCAATATGCGAAGCTCTTGTCTTTACTTTTCTTGTTAAATGATATTAATTTGAGTATCATTTATAACTATTTCCTTTGCTGATGATATTCAAATGAGTATCTTTGTAGTGTTAATCAAGCGAACATTGAAATGAAGTACAACGAATTGGAACGGCTGATTAAAAAAGCCGGGTGCTTTGACACTGGAGAACAACAGAACGGACACCCAGTCTGGGAAAGTCCGAAAACCGGTAAACGATTCCGAATGAGTAATCATGGTAAACAGGAAGTCGCAACCGGTACATTAAAAGCAATTATGAAAGCGGCAGGACTGAAATAAGTCCTGCCATAAAAAATACAAAATTATGAGAAAAGTATCTGCTATTATTGAAATGGCTTCTGACGGTAACTATAGCATCTATATGGATGCGGATGATATGGACTATCTGGTTACTGCTACAGGCGCAACGTCTAAAGAAGCTATTGAAGATTTCAAAAAGGGGTATGAGGATATTAAATCATCATACGAACGTGATGGAAAGCCTTTTGAAGAAGTCGAATTCGAGTTTAAATATGATATGGCTTCTTTCCTCTCTTATTATACACAGGCTTTTTCTCTTGCCGGATTATCACGAATCACAGGAATTAACAAGAGTCAGTTAAGCCATTATGCGACAGGACATCGTAAGCCGTCGCGCACCACTATAAATAAAATACAAAAATCTGTACATGAGTTTGCGAATGAATTAAGTCAAGTACATTTCGCTTGATTAACACTTACCGAAATATCTTGACTGATTGGCGGAACTTGTTGAAAAGTTCCGCTTTTTTTATATCGTATGAATTTCATTATCAATCACAAAACAGGATACGCTAAAGGTTTATTTACAAATAAATATTTTCGTTACGAAAGTTTTATATCTTTGCCGTGTATTAACTATTAAACTTATATCATGGAATTCTTCCTTATTATTCTTTTAATTGTTTTTATTTTTCTTGTAGCTAAGTCTATAGATGAAAAAAACAAATCGCATAACAAGCAAGGTTACACCTCTAATCATAACTATGATTTTGAGAATAACGTATATGATAATGAAACAGATAAAATTATTTCTGCTTCTGATGAACGGAAAAAGAATGGCGTTATATCTGTGGTCGGCGGTTTTTATCGTTCGTGGGAAGCAAAAAAATGTATCAGAAATTTATATGCTTGTGAAACTGTTTTTCTAAGAGAAGAACCAGACAATCCTTATGACCCTAATGCGATAATGGTGTTGTCTAAAAGAGGCTTACATATAGGATATATCTCTAAGTATAATATTCAGACAGTTAAAGACAGAATGTTGGAAGGCCCTGTAAAAGGGTCTGTCTTTGAGACAATGGATAGTAGATATGAGTATATGATAACATTGCTACCCATGGATGATGATGAAGAATATAATCATGCTATATATCTTTTCAATGAGAGAAAAAGGATTGAAGAAGATAGCAAAAAAATAGATAGGCTTAGGAATAAATTAGACTTTTATAATATCATAAGGGTTGCAGTTGATGACTTGGTTCCTCAGAAAAAGTATGCAAGTATCCATAAGATGTTGAAGCCTATATTCGAAGCTGGCGTTCAAGATGACACTTGTTACGAACTAATGATATGTTGCTGTCATTATATGGCTGACTATGACTCAGAACTCCAATATATAGATAAATATGTTGAGTCAGGGAAGGTTAAGGATAAGGGATTTATCAATAGACGTAAATATCAGGTATTGCGTTTGTTAGGCCACCTTGTGAGCAATGACCAGATAGAAAATGAAAAAGCTGGCGTTGAAACCACTATTTTAGAATTGGACTTTTTTAATCGGATTGTATCATTACTAAGTGATGTGGTTGACCCAAACCGCATAGACTTTAGAGACTCAAAGGGCTTGTTTGCGGTGAATTTGGATAGCAATATACGCCGTCCTATTTGCAAACTGTATCTTAATGATCCGGATAAAATGTTTATCGGTCTCATTAATGATGATGGTAGCATCTTGAAAACTCCAATAACAAGAATAGAAGAACTGGATGATATAAAGGATGAATTGCTCTCACCCATACGACAGTTCTTATGAAACAAAATAATCGGGTATCAATAATGTATACCCGATTATTTTAATTTATCGCTTGTCTTTTATCGCTTGTTTGATAAGCTGTTGACAGCGTTGAAGTGGTGGTATGGGTGTGTATCCCATTATCTTATATATCCACTCCTTTTTGTTGGTTTTAACAATAAATTTTTTATTTCTCATGATTTTAAAAGGATGGTCTGGACGCCTTTTCGTCTTTATTTAATTTCAACCATCTATTATAATTATAAGTCTGACTTGAAAAAAAACAACCTTTATCGATGTTTTTTTTCAAAAAAACTCTATATTTGCACTGCTTACCATTTGAAACAGGCGAGATGGCTCGCCATTTTATGCTGCGGGCATTTTTTATGCCTTGTGGTTTACTATATCGTATAAGTTCCGTCCCGTGTGGTGTCTTAATGGACCCACAGCCTGTTTCAGGTGGTAAGCAACGGGGAGCGGAACTTTTCTTGTTTCCTCTCCGTAATTTAATTATTTATTGTTTCATTTTAATGCTTACCAAAAATGAAAAATCTAATTGCATTGCCTGTTAGCCAGGCAAGAGAAAGCCGTATATCTTTATGGCTGAACCGTGAGAATTATATCTTTTCCGCTCTTATGGAAGAGAGAGTATCAAACCGTCAGGCTGTGCTTGTTTCTCAAGTACTTGCTTCCTTCAGCATTCTCAGCTGTTCCTTTTTTATTCATTGGCTGGCTGCCGTTGCTTGCCTGTGCTGGTTTATCTGTTCCGTTCTGCTTTGCAAGAAAGGAGGTTTGCGATGAAACCTTATATCGTCCCGGATCGGGCTGTCGATGTGTTGCAGAACTGGATAGAACAGGATGCAGCAGCTTGTGCCGTAAGAGAACTTGATAAAGTGATTGCTTTCCTGATGAAACTGCATAATGAAGATGCAGACGAAGTGCTGGCTCACTTACGTGCAATTTATTTCCTTAAAGGTGAGCTTACCAAATTTATTCCTGAGAAAGGAGGCGAACAATGAAACTTGTATATCAGATTGACACGGAGGGAAGCCTTAACTATGTACTCGCTTTGGTTTATGAGATACGAGCTGAGATGGGTATCTCACCTGAATCAATTACTGTTACTGACGGTAGATCGATAACCTTTGATCTGTCTGATTGGAAAAGGCTTAATAATGGTGATATCTCTGAAGAGGAATACATAACAAGACACCTTGTATCTCAATAAATTGTTGTATCTTTGTTCAGGCTTAGAATTCGATTTTTTTTTGCAAAATTTTTTTTAGCCTCGCTTCGGCGGGGCTTTTTTTATGTCCTTTTCTCAGGTGTTTTCTGAAGCTATTTTTGCACAAAACAAATTATAACTATGAACAGTCAGGCTTCAGATGATATTAAGCTTCTCTTTATTGAAGAAGAATTGTCACAATTCGGTGAAGAATTATGTGATGCGTTGTCCGATGCCCTTACCAAACAGAAACTGATTGAGTCCGGTTCTCTTCTTGATTCATTGAATTATTCGTCATTTAAGGAAGGGAAGAATCCGGGGCAACGTATGTCTTTTTATTCGTATGGCCGTTGTGTTGATATGGCCGGCTACAAGAGGAATAAGATACAGGTTGACACTAATCGTGAGGTTTGGGGGATTCGCTCGAACACCAATAAAAAGAATCGATGGTATGCTCGCAATATGTATGGTGGGCTGAACAGACTGATAAGCCGCGTCATGTATGGATTGTCTGACTATGAGATTGAACGTTTAAAGGGAATTTTAGAAAATCGAATAAAAAATGAATAAGAAAATTGGTAATATCAATTTCGTTGAAACAGCGGTTGGCACTTATGCTATCCGTATGGACTCTTTCCGTGACTCTCTGACACACCTGTTTGGATCAGCTGTAGCTGACTGGGATTGCAGCCCGACAACTGTTGCTGGAGTTCGCATAGTGCCTTGGGGGGCAGATAACAATCTTCCTTCTTCTATTCGTAACCTGCTCGAGAAAAACAATCTTGCACCAGGTATTCTTGCCCGTAAAACCGGATTGTTATACGGTCAGGGACCTATGTTGTACCGTATAGGTATCGAGAACAACGAACGTGTACAGGAATGGACTACAGATCCGGAAGTACAGGCGTGGCTGGATAGCTGGGACTATCGCCGGTTTATCCGTGAATCATTTACCGAATATAACCACCTGAACGGAGTTTTTGTCAAGTATGTTTCCGCAAGATCCGTCAGGGTGGGACGACCGTGGATTCACAGCCTTGAATGTTTGCCTTCGAAAGATTGTCGCTTGTGCTGGCCAGATAACGATGAACGTTATCTCAATGCTGTTACACATATCCTGAATGGTGATTTTGATTTCTATGGTAGCCAGAAGTATATACGATATCCGGTTTTTGACAGACATCAGCCGACAAAACAGGAGATTGCAGTGAAGTATCACTGTTTACGCTCGTTCGGACGAAACATGTACGCGATATCCTCTTTTTTTGGCTCTATGCCCTGGATGCAGGATGCTAACTCTTTACCGGAGATTATCGAATATCTGAATAGGAATATGATTGCGGCTGCCTATGTCGTACATGTACCCGATGAGTATTGGACGAAGAAGTCAGAGCGGTACAAGGCTAAGCATCTCGATGCTACAGATGAACAGATATATCAGCACATGGAATTGGTAAAAGATCAGTTGGCACGTGAGCTGGCTGATGTCATGGCAGGTAAGAACAATGTTGGCAAGTTTTTTATGACTACAGACTATGTTGATCCTGTCGATGGCAAGACACACCAGTTCACGATTGAGCCTATTGAGATGAATATTGATAAGTACATCGATGCGCTTACCAAAATTTCACGTATTGCCGACTCAAGTACAACCAGTGGATTAGGTCTGAACCCTTCACTGGCTAACATCATAATCGACGGAAAGGGTGATTCAGGATCTCAGATGCTGTATGCGCTGAAACTCTTTTACGGAGCCGATACACAGATTCCTGAAGATGTTTGTCTGGAAGCCATTAACGATGCGATTCATATCAACTTCCCGGACAAGCAGGATTTATTTCTGGGAATCTATCGAAAAGTGATTAATAAGGAAGATAATGTAACGGCTTCTGATAGAGCCACAAATCAGGTATAATATGAAGAAAAACTTAGAATTTCCGGAATGTTGGGAAGAGGTTCAGCCTGCCGAATTTGCCTACCTGCTAAAATTGCGTATGCTGCTGATCCTTTCACCAAAAGCTATATCTCTGACAGATGTCAAGAGGTTATGGTGTAGATATGTGCTAAGACATCGTGGTTTAAAGTCAAAGAAAAAAGATTATTACCTGTTGGTTAATAATCTGTCTGAAACCTTGGATTGGCAATGGAAGGTTGACGATGAGAATAAGTCTATTGCCCTGACCTTTGACTCAACGATGAACCTGATTCCTTCATGGTCTGATTTTTGGGGCCCGGCTTCACACGGAGCGGATCTGACTTTTGGCGAATTCCGCTATGCCGTAATTATGATGAACGAATATACTCGAACACAAGACGTAGCCTACTTGTATTCACTATGTGCTATTTTGTACAGACGAAAAAAAGGAGGAAAACGTGTTCCTTTTGTTTCGTCTGATTTAGCAAAAATGACGAAAGATATTGCGGGTATGCCGGATTACCTGAAGTGGGGGGTATATTGTTGGTTCGCTTCGTTCTGTTCATTCTTATTCCATGGTACATTCATTCTTGATGGTTGCGAAGTCTGTTTTGAGCCTGTTTTTTCCGCTACCAATAACGGGAACACGCCTGAACAGTCACTTGGTATGAACTCGATACTATTCTCTATGGCCGAATCAGGAGTCTTTGGTAGCATTGAAGAAGTGGATAATACACAGCTCCTACGAGTTCTATTAAAATTATTGGATGATAAACAGAAGGCTGATAGCCTTATTCAAGCAACAAAGAAACATGATATTCAATCTTAACAACCAGGGCGCAGCTGAATTGCGCCACATGACCGGTAACTATTATGTCGGAAATGATTTTTCGGTAGTCGAAATGGATATTATCGATGCTACCGATGAACTGATTCAGGTGATTGGTCGTGCCGTTTACGACAAGGCTGAAACAAGTTATAAGGAGGGGAAAAATGATGACCGTCTTGTACAGTTGGTACAGCGCCCTATTGCGCTGTTGGCTACACTTCATTTTTTTCAACGTAGCGATGTCAGCCACGAAGATAGCGGCCGAAAGATTAAGGTAGCTTCAGACGGAACCGACAAAATACCTTGGGAATGGCAGCTTGATCGTGATGATGCTGTGCACTTACAGGCGTATTACAGCGCTGTTGAGAGATTAATACGCTGGCTTAACGAGTCAGCGGATAAGGACTGGCTGAATACGGATGCTTGTCGGAGTGCAGCAAGCCTTTTGATCCGGTCAGGACGTGAATTCGATTCATACTTCCCGATTGCCCAGTCAGAGCGAATGTATATTCTGTTACTCCCATTTTTAAGAGAAATTCAGATTGCTACAGTAGCTCCTGCATACGGTAACAGTTTTCCGGAATTGCTTCAGTCCGAAACATCTGATGTTCGGTATGCAGCTTCTAAAGCTTTGGCCTTGTATACCATGTCGGTTGCTCTTCGCAGGTTGCCCCTCCAGCTTATACCTTATGCAGTTATCAGGGGATTTAATTCGGCAAATGGTATGGCAGACTCTCAACCGGCATCATTAGAGGATGCACAACGAATGTCTGCTATTCTCGAGGCTGATGCTGCTGATTGGCTGGAACGGATGAAACAGTTACGTGACGGTTCCTCAGAGGATGAAGTTCAATTGTTGCCGAACAATTCAAAAACAAATAAATTCTTTCGCACATGAATGTTATGCAAAGACCGGGCACTGTCGAGCTGGCTGCCGATATGCCCGAATACATCATTGATACAGACTCTACCATTACTTTTGAAGTACAGTTTTCCGGAAGTAAAATCTTGTCTGAAGAATATGTTCCGGACGCTGCCTATCAGGTACGCATCCGGAAATTAGGGCGTTTCTGTGCAAAAGCCTTGTGGGGTATATGGCCTGAAGGTAATACCACCTATCAGCAACACCTGTCAGGTACATTTAGTTTTTTGATTAACGGAGAGAAGGATGCGGACACCTATGTGCTGTTTTCTCGGTTTACAACGAAAAAAAAGGCTGAATCTCCGGGAGTATTATCTGTCATCAGCGAGAAGGTTACTCGCCCGGGCGTGCCTGAATATGCCAGTTTCTTCCTCTCTTCCGGACAAGCAGTTAATGTAACGGTTACTGATATATCTGGTTTGGTTACTGCTGAAACCTTGTACACGCATGTCGGAGAAAATATGGTATGCTCTCTTGATGTTTCTTACGACCGGATTAAAAAACTTTTTCCTGATACAGATTTTAATCATTATACGGTAGAAGACTTGATGTTTCATGTAGACCGTACAGCCTATGCTGAACGTTTCATCTTCCGTTTCCTGAACATGTTCGATGTTCCGGAAATTGTGTGTGCTGTCGGTTCGATGGTTCTGAAGGGGGCTGATGAAAGCGAAACTGGATTCATGTGGGGAGTAGAACGTAAATTTGTCGTGAATCCTTCTGATGAGTTCACAGTCAATTCCGGAGTGATATTCCGACAGTCTGATTACAGGTTGTGGCGTGACTTCTTGGGTGCGCAGCAGGCACAGATTTTAATAGATGGCTCCTGGTATGATATTATCATAACCAACCAGAGCTATGAACGTGATTTCCGGAAGAATATTCTCAAGGCCGTTGAATTCTCTTTCTGTTTCGCCGATCCTGATAATAATAGAATACTATGATAGATATTAAGAGCTTCCGTGAGTATATCAGTGAACTGGTGTACACTACTAATCAAGAATTGGAACACAAGATTGACAATATAATACTCGCTGTGAATGAATCGCATATGGTGAAAAAAATTCAGAGCAAATCGGGTATATCATTATGTGTGAGCTATCCTGATGCTCAGGCAGTAGGTGAGTATGACAATGCAAGCGATTCACAGCAGGTTTTCCTCTTCGTTTGTCAGCGAGTCGCTCCTGGTCAACTTAACGATAACGAAGAGATATTACTGTATAGCAACCTACAGAATATTATGCTGACATTGCGTGATGCTATCCGGCAATCTCATGACGAATGTGTTGATATAATACCTGAAGAGTCTTATAAGATTGAATGGGAATATCAGATTTTTGGTGGAGTTAATGGACTTTCAATGGGACTTAAATTTAAGAATTATGACTAATCTGTACATTAATGGTGTTGCTGTTGTCCTGCCTTCCGGATTCTCTATATCCGTAAAGCAGGAAAACGCTTTTTTCACTAAAAACGGTGAATATACTTATGACATTGAGTTATCTCTTCAAGATCCTGTTAATGCCAGATTATATGGATTCCTTAACCGTCTGAATACAACCGAACGCCCCGAAACAAAACGGAAAGCTGTTCTGGTAGCTGATAATCGCGTATATCTTAACGGGACGGAAATCATTACTGGCTGGACAGATACAACTGTCAACATCCAGTTGGTTTCCGGAAACTCCGAATTGAATTACTTTGTCGGGTCTGATGAACTGATATCGACATTGGATATGCCCGTGACTGATCCTGTTGTTAATGGTTCGGTTTCGACTGATTATGTGAGTAAATCTTATCCGGAAGTTGACTATAATCTGATGATGACTTATGATAGCTTTAATCAGACGGATAAAAATATCTGGATTTTTAACATAGAACCGCAGGAAGGACGTCCATTTGCCGGACATATAACTCCCAAAGATGATATACAGCCTTATGATTATATCCCGCAACCTTATCTGTGTGCGTATATGCGTGAACTGCTGAAGGCATTAGGTTATGAGCTCGAGTATAATGCGATAGAAGATACACCGTGGAAATCCATGTACCTGGTACATGTTATTAATACTTATAAATGGAACGAGATGTTGCCAGGATGGACGGCTAAGGAGTTTCTCGAAAATGTAGAGAAATTATTTAATGGTACATTCCTGATCGACTTTAAAACCAGGAAAGTATCATTTTTACTCAATGTTTCTTATCTGGCAAAGGTGCATCATGTACACTTGCAGAATGTCGTAGACAGTTACACAGTAGAGAGTGAGGATGAAGAAGAAGGTGATGCCATTAACTCTACTGTTCGATACAAGTTGCCGGAAACTGATTATTATAAGTTACGTTGCTTGCCGGACATTGTAAAGGAAAAGGCTAAAAGTAAAGTTGTTGAAGGGAATCTTTCTGAGTTTTTCTTGCACGAAGAGAATTATGTTACAGATACTATTTTTAATTATCAGGAAGTAAACCGGAAGGTTATCTATCTCTCTGGATCTGGAATTTGGACGGTTATTGAAATGGTTGATGAATTTGCTGCATTGGTGCGTGAGGAGTCTAAGTCGGAATTTGAGATTGAGCTTATTCCGGCAGAACTTGTTCAGAGGCAATTTTACCTGAAGAATGTTGATCCGGAAGAATCTTATTTTTCCGATTATTATATCCCTACAGCTTCTGCATCTGATAATCCCAGTGAAGAAGTTGAATTAGGTTCCATTCATGATATGGTAGCTAATCTTCAGGACAATGACGAAAGTAAGTCTAATATATACCTGGCTTTTTATACCGGATTGAATCCTGTGCAGATTGGTTATCTCGAGCCGAATTCTTATCCTTTAGCATTTACAGACAAGTTCTTACCTTCAAAGAGTTGGCCGATTGACTTGCCCGTTGGAGGACCTACATTTAATCTGGCTGATATGGAAAGCTATTTCTATAGCAACTCCTACAAGATAGACCGGGAAAATCCGGTTAAAATTACCTGCTATGATGAAAATGTATATCCGGCAAGTTCAGTCTTTGAATTTTTTAACCGCCGTTTTCTGGCTAAGGAAATTGAATATACGATAGGCCCGAACGGACGTTCAGGTCCATGGACTGGTATCTTCTATCCAGCCGTTATACCTGATACCGAAGTCGAACAGAGATGGATTCTGGCCGATGGAAGGTGGAGGGATGGCGGTGTATGGCTGGATGATGGGAGATGGCTGGATAATTAATCATTAACACACACAAACACAAATATGAGTCTGAAAATTGATAGGGTGCAGCTGGAAATTGTTATCCAGCAGGATCAGGCACGGCAGAAGATGATTGAGCTCGAGGATAAGATGCGTTCGGCTAACCGCGAGCTGAAGAATGTGAAGAAGCAATTCGGAGAAAATTCGGCGGAGTATGCGAAACAGGTTGAAGTCCTGAAGAAATTGCAGCAGGAGTATGATAATCTTTATGATGAGATTGGACTTACCAATCTCTCTTTGCGCGACCTGGGTAAACGCCAGAAGGATCTGAACGCAATACTTAGGCAGTTGAATCCGAACACGGAACTTTACAAACAATATTCCGAGCAGCTGAAGGAAGTTAATAACCGGATCAAGGAGCTGAGAGGAACGGCTAACGAAACGCGCTTCAGCTTAGCTAAATTGGCTGATGGTTTTAATCGATATGGAACGATTGCTGCCAGTATCATTGCAGGTCTGACTGGCGTTACACTCACCATGCGTAGCTGTGTGAATGAATACGCTGAAATGGAAGAAGCTCAGTCGCAAGTCGTCAAGTACACAGGATTGGCTAAGCAGGAAGTAGAAGAGCTTAACGAGGAATTCAAACGGATGGATACCCGTACAGCACGTACACGCCTGAATGAATTGGCTGGTGATGCCGGAAAATTGGGCATTACTACCAAGGATAGTGTGCTGGAGTTCGTCGAAGCAGCCGATATGATCAATGTCGCGTTGGGTGAGGATTTAGGCAAGGACGCTATCACTCAGATCGGCAAGTTAGCTGATATGTTTGGCGACGGCGACCGGTCGCTGAAAGAAAACATGTTGGCTGTAGGCTCGGCTGTTAACTCAGTTGCTCAAAATTCATCAGCTGCTGAACCTTATCTGGTTGAATTCACTGCACGTATGGGTGGTGTCGGCAAACAGGCTAACTTGGCGATTACGGATATCATGGGATTCGCATCAGCACTCGATCAGAATATGTTGCGCTCAGAAATGGCTTCTACAGCCCTTTCCGGTTTGATCCTAAAACTTTATCAGGAGCCGGCTAAATATGCGAAATTGGCTGGTTTGCAAGTCGAAGAATTTACACAACTGATGAGTAAGGATGCTAATGAGGCTGTACTTACCTTCCTCGAGGCGCTGAACCGTTTGGGCGGTATGGATAAATTGGCTCCTGTACTCGACCAGATGAGTCTTTCCGGAGCTGAAGCTGCAAGTGTTATCTCGGCATTAGCCGGTAATGTCGACAAAGTTCGTAAGGAACAGCAGGGAGCTAACCAGGCTTTCGTAGAAGGTACTTCTATTTATAACGAATTTTCCGTCCAGAACTCTACAGTGCAGGCCGAACTTGATAAGGCAAAAAAGAGTTTTTCTGATATCCGTGTAGAACTTGGAGAACAGTTGCTCCCAGTCATGAAGTACATGGTAACAACAGGATCACTCACTGTTAAAGGATTGAGTGCTGTCGTTTCTATTTTGATTGAAAACAAGAGAGTTATTGTTACTGCTACAGCAGCTGTTAGTGCCTACATTATTGTCGTTAAATCAGCTACTTTGGCAACGAAAGCGTATGAAGTTGCAACCAAGGCTGCTACATGGGCAACCAACTTGTTTAGCAAGGCGACTAAAGCCAGCCCATGGGGACTGGTTATTTCTGGAGCAACAGCAGCTGCTACTTACTTTGCCTTTTTCCGTGATGAAACTGATAAGGCTACGGAGTCACAGAAAAATCTCAATGAGGCTCTGAATAAAAATGCTGAAGATATGGCTGCCTTACAGTCTGTACAAGATAGAGCTAAAAATTTAGATTCGCTGAATCAAAGGCAGCTTACCCAGCTGAAAGCTGATGCACAGGCTGAAGTCCAGGCTATTGAAGACAAACTTACTGCTGAAACGATTGCTTATCGCAAGTATTATGCTGAACAGAAAAAAATCATTGAAGATAGAACAGATATTGATCAGGCACAAAAATTAGCTTTATTGCGAGTCCTAGACAATAATACAGCCGAAAAAGCAGCTGAATTAGATAATTTGCTGAAGCAGAAAAATCAGTTGATAGAAATTATCAATAAGATACCTGAGAAAAAAAATATTTTTACGACTCCGGCTCTTGGTGATACTGACGATAAAGTTGATAAGGCTAAAAAGGAATATGAAACGCAATTAAAGGACTTGCGCACACAGCATGCTCTGGGACTGATTGAAGAAGAGAAGTACCAGGAACAACTGTATGCTTTAGAAGTTAAGTTTCTGGCTAAAAAAAGGGAATTGTATGCAGAAGCCAAGAGAGATACATCCCTAATCGATCAGCAGATTCTGTCTGCAATGACAGTGGAAGCTAATCGTCAATATGCTAATAAACTGGCAAATCAGACTCCGACCAAACAGGAAGATGCTTCTTTAAATATTATTGAAGAAGAAGCTCCGGAAGAAGATAATTATTTTATCGACAAGTACAAACAGAGTCTGGATGGGCAACTGGCTTTGCTGGAAGCCTTTCACGATGCTGGTATTATCTCTGAAATGGAGTATCAGGACCGCCTGACTGAAATCACGAAACAAAAGGAAGAAGAACGTGCTCAGATCAGGAAAGCTGCATTAGATACTTTTAATCAGTTGGCTGGCTCAGTATCACAGCTGATGTCTGCTATGCAAGATAGTGAGATATCCAAGGTTGAAAGTCGGTATGATGCTCAGATCAAAGCTGCTCAGAAAGCTGGTAAAGATACTACTGAACTGGAAGAGCAAAAGGAAGAAGCAGTTTTAGCCGTTAAGCGTAAATATGCTGATAAGCAATTCGCATTACAGGTTTTGCAGGTTACATCTAGTACCGCTGTTGCCGCGATGGAAGCATATAAAGCAATGGCGGGAATACCAGTTATTGGCCCTGCTTTGGGTGCAGCGGCAGCAGCTGCCGCTGTAATAGCAGGTGCGGCCCAGATAGCTGTTGCTAAACAACAGGCTGATGAAGCTAAGGGATTATATTCCGGCGGATATTCTGATGATTACGTTCAGGGGTACACGGCTAAAGGAGATTCTCGAGATGTAGCCGGTGTTATCCCGGTACATAAGAATGAATTTGTAGCCAATCATGAAGGTGTGGCCAATCCTCATGTTAAGCAGTTCCTTGATGTCTTTGATATCGCTCAGAAAAATGGTACTATCGGTATGATTAATACTACTCAGATCTTACAACAGGTGCGTATGAGAAATGGTAAGTACAATGGTGGATATACCACTGACAGCGCTACCCAGGTTGAAAGTATCTCCGGAGCATCCTCTTATGACATTAAGGTACTCATACAGCTGATACTTGCTGAATTGCGTATCTCGAATAAGCATCTTAGTAATATTGCTACGAAGGAAATGACAGTGAGTGTCCGGACAATACGTGATGGTATTAAGAGGCTGGAAATGCTCGAGAAAAATGCTAGCCGGTAATGTCCTTTTTTTTATAGTGCATTACGGGTACTTTTGTCACACAAACACAAAATAATATATGCAAAACAAAAAGTTAACAATACAGCTTGCCATGGCTGCTTTCCTAACGGTTAGTGGCATGGCAATGCTGATAATGGGATTATGGACTCCTCCAGTAGGCGAGATACACAGCTCGGTGCTGATTGCTTATGGCGAGGTAAGCACTTTTGCCGGAAGCCTGTTCGGCATTGATTATACATATCGGTACAAACTGAAAAAAACATTTAATAATGGACAAAACAACGCTTAAAAAAATTATGCCGTTCGCTACGGATGAGAACATAGACAAGTTCTTGCCGCACTTGAACGATACGATGGCGACCTTTGAAATTGATACGCCAATGCGTCAGGCTCATTTTCTGGCACAAATCGCACATGAAAGTGGATCTCTTCGCTATGTCCGCGAAATAGCTTCCGGAAAAGCCTATGAAGGACGTAAGGATCTGGGTAACCTTATGCCTGGTGACGGACCTAAATTTAAAGGGCGTGGACTTATACAGCTGACTGGTAGGATTAATTATTCAGCATTTAATGATTTTACAAAAAAGGAATATAATTTGCTGGAGCATCCGGAACGAGTCGAGCAACCAGACTTAGCGGCACTTGTAGCCGGATGGTTCTGGAACCGTAATAAGTTGAATGAACTGGCCGATCAGGATCAGCTGCTGAAAATTACCAAAAAAATTAACGGCGGATTCAATGGACTCGAAGATCGTACTGAGCATTTGGAACGAGCTAAATCTGTCTTATTAAGGGGAAAATGAAAAAATTAGATTCAAGTGATGTTCTTCTTTTGTTGTGTATTGGGTTTTTATTGGTTGTTCTGTTAGGTTTGACACTCCAGTCGTGCCGGTCGGTACGACTGGATAAGTCAAATCAGACTACATCTCGAACTGATGAAAGCCATAAAAATATGCAAATTGACGATCATGTGTCGTTATCTGAATTGGCTCAATCTTGGATAGACGATAAACGTATCATTATACGCGACTATACAGTTGTGATTGATTCTTCAGATAATCCAATCCCGGTGCTTGAAAAAGAAACCGAAATCTCGCACAATAAGACTTATCAGCGTGACAGTTCCTCGGTTAATTTTAATAACAAGACGACGATTGATGATCATTCTAGTAGTAATATAACCGAAGAGAATGAGATGAAATCGGTTGATAAGGAACCGCTATTCAGTTTCTCTAATTATTCACTTATAATATCGTTTGCTTTACTGGTGTTCTTGATATATTATTCTTACAGAAGGTTTTCTAGTTAGTTTTTCTTTTTTCTTCATACACTGCTTGCCTGTGAAGGTAGGCAGTTTTTTTATGTCCTTTTTTCAACTTTCTGATGAAACTATTTTTGCGTTATGAAAATATATGAGGCAATTAAAGAGATGCATGAGCTGACCAGGGCTGGCAAGACTTTCTCCTTCAGCTTTATGTCGTATTCCTATGATAAGGATAAATCGCATGGTCCGGTAACGGTACTGCATGCACAGCTGCTCCCTTCTAATCGGAAGGAACGTAACAGATTCTCTGATTATATGCTTCGGTTCAGAGATATGGATACCTATGAGGAAAAAATGTGCTGGCAACCATTGTTGCTGGAATTTAACGGACAACAATTAGAATTGACATGACAGATAATACACCGACACAAAATAAAACACCGGAGTTAAATACGGATTTTGAAAATATAGTACCCTGGAACGGTGCTAATGATTTTGGCCGTGATGTCCGATTGAAATGGGAGCGTAATTTTGAGAAACTTAAAATTAACTTTCTTGAGCTGATTACTGCTTTAGCCGATCTGGATAACTTTATCAGAAAAGATAGACCTGATGGGACAAGTTTCTTACTGTCTTTTGGTGAATTTATTGATTCCCTTATTACAGGCAAAGGCGCCGGTATATATCCTGATGGGCGTGGACAATTCGAAAGACTTGAAGTGCGCAGCGCAATGATTGTGAAGGAACTTATTTACAATCGTTGGTTTGCTCAAGAAGGAAACGTTACTTATTCTGAGGCTGGTACTATCGAACGGATTGAGCAGCTCGAAGACGGCACTTATGACCTGTATCTCCGTCGTCGCTGGGATAATGATATCACGGCATTCAAGGAACAGGACGTAAGTTACGGTTCGGTAAATAACCTTAATTCAACAGGAGAGTATTATGACAGCTGGTTCCGTGTCCTTAGTGTCATGCAGGCAGAGAATAAGATTAATGTGGTTCTTTATCCGGATGAAGAGGTTCCTGGAGGAAAGAACTATCCTCCTGCTTCCGGCATGGTAATTACCCGTCGAGGAAATGCAGTGGATGAAGAACGGCAGGGATTCTGGTATATATCCAGCTATGAAGGCTGTATCTGCATGCTTGACGGTGTCACGAAACCTATACTCGAGGAATCTAACTACAGCATCATTATCGGGAAACTGAAGAGGTTGGAACTGTTCGATAACCTCCCTATCAATTACCAGCATAGCTATGTATATTGCCGTGGTATAGCCATTCAGGACTTGATGCGAATTAACTATCAGGGTGT